GCCTTTTCCATGATTTCTTGGGGTTGATACATTTTTGGTGTATACTTTTCAAAAACTTCTATGAGATCTTTTTGTTGAGTTTTTGCTTGTTCTAGCATTTCAAACATTTGTGTTTGTGCTGTGTCATACTGACGATCAAGCATATCTTTGGCGAGAGCCAATGTGTCGAACCGTAGTTCAAATGGGTTTTTACTATTAGACATAATATTCTCCTTTGTGTCTGTGTTGTGTGTTGTGGACTAACCGTTGATCCACACGGATGTATTAAGGCATCACCCTTCAATAAACTATCTTCGCAACCACAGTAGTTTAAGAAGTTTATTGCGTTTGTGGTCTTGTATCAATCTTCGATACATCCACATCTGCCAAAGTTCCATACCACTCTCCTTTTTACAGTTGAGTGCGTTCCTTCTGCATTATGCATACTTCCGTCCTCTACTGAGGATGAACGTGGTAGGTTATTCTGTTACTAGGAAACCTACCGAAACCCTATCCGTTTATGCTGCTAGAGCATAACCTTGAGGTGCAAAATTATCGTTTGCAGTTAGTTTTTTGGACTATTAGGCATCCATCCCACAGTTCTACTCTTACCTATCCCCATCAGTCGATCCTATTTCGCCCCCATCATAAGCACATGACTAGTAAATTGTGCAGAGATTGAACTCTTACTAAAAATGGTAACATAGCAACTGCTACTAATACCATTACCAAATATATTATCCAAATTTCTCTATCCATGTGTTTATGGTGGAGGCGGCCGGTACTGCCCCGGCGTCCTGTCTAGTATTCGGTTTGTATCAACAAACTGTATTATATTTATACCACACTGATGTTCAAATGTCAAGTGCTTTTTGAACCAACAGGTTTACAAACATACTCAACAGAATCCCAATCACCATCTGGTGGTATCTCCACATACTCAATCATAGCATATTCGCATTTACTTTGAGTATCAAACCACTGAACATCTTGTTCAATACAAGTGCTTCCAGAACATACAGTCAATAAGATATGCCATATCAATTCCATTATGTACTAGTTCCTTGTTTACCAAAGGTAATATCACCTTCACCAGTTCCTAAAATACAAGCTTGATCACCTTGAGTAAATTCCAACAATGTCCAAGTTTTTGTTTTAGGATTCAGTGCAATAACAAACTTAGATGGTGCTGTTGCTCCGTTAGGAAGTGCAGTTACACCATTTAGAATGATTGTTGGCACTTCTCCATATTTCTTCACCAACTCAATAATACCATCTGTAGTTGAACATTGAAGTGGTTTTTGTGCCCAATATATTGGTGCATCTTCTTTAGCGAATGCACTAAGCGGTAGCAGTAACAGCGCTCCCATTAGTAGTTTCTTCATTTTCTTTTTCCCATTGTGAGGTGAAGTCATCAATGGTTTCTACAAGAAGAGGCAAGTAATCATGCTTCTCTTTGATGAACTCTTGAACGGCTCCATCTTCCGTTACAACAAGAATCACAATCTGATTGATTTCGATTCCTGTCCGTTCTTCAAACATCTCTGCATATGCAGAGGCTTGAATATAATACTCAAGATTGTAATCGTCCTTACGTTCTGAACGAGATGTCTTAAAGTCAATAATAGATGGAATACCGTTATATTCTGCAATACAGTCTACACGACCGGCAACACGATATTTCTCACTCCAAAGTCCACATTCTTGGGCATATATTTTATTTATACTGTTTTCCAGAGTTGGTTTTAGTTGTGAGAACAAACACCAAGGCAGAAAGTCTCTACCTTCTTGTGTTACTTCAATGTTGTTAAGGAAATCTTCACACATATGGTGAACAGCAGTTCCACGAGATGCAGCAGTTCGCATAATGTGATTGGCAACATCATTACCTACACGATTACGCCACTCTTGCAATCCCTTTTGTTTGTCTTTGCGAACACCCAATACGGTTGTAATGGATGGATACAGTCCAGTAGGTGTTACATAGAAACGCTTACGGTTGACTGTTTTAGTAGATACCTCTGGGATATCTACTGGTACATGATTAAACATAATATAGTCCTCTTAGTTGTTAAACTTTTTTACCACCACGGCGCCACACTTCTGCAGCTGGAACACGAATCATTCTTTTATTCGTTTCGTTCTTATTTGGGTTTGGAATAGTCAACATGACATTCTTACCCCTTAAAAATGCAGCGAGTTGATTATTCACTCTATCACTACTTTGCATATAGTCTCTACGCAATGCCTTTGTAGTTGCTCTTGCAACACATCTACGTTCACCTTTAGAGGTTTGTGTAGAACGCTGTTTTTTCTTACCCATTTTCTTGTTCTTTCTTAATCTTACTGATAAGGTATTCTTTCACCATACCAGAGCGAACAATGTCGCCCAATGTAAATTCAATATTTGAGAATGACTGCATACCTCTAAGAATACTCATAAAGTGTTTGATGCCTTCTTTCTCTGAATGTTTCTGCAAATCAGATTGGAAGAAGTCGCCACAGAACATAATCTTTGAATCCATGCCAACACGAGTAATGATTGTATCAAGTTCGTGGAAGTTTAGATTTTGAGCCTCATCAACAATGATGATTGCATTGTCCAATGTGATACCACGCAAGAATGAAGTTGTAAGGAACATCAACGAACCTTGATTCTTTAGTCTGTCGTATAGAATGTTGAACGCCTGTTCATTAGGTTGTTCAAACATAAACTTTACCATGTTCTGATAAGGAACTTGGAACAAAGCTGTCTTATCTTCTTCATCGCCTGGCAAGAAACCAATTTCACGAGTTGGAACTGCACTACGAACAATATAAACACAATCGTATTTTGATTCGTTTCTCAATACTTCTTGCAGTGCAAGATACAGTGTAATAAAAGTTTTACCAGTACCAGCAGCACCATACAAGAAAAGGTTCTTTCCAGCCTTGTAATCAGCAAATGCTTTCTTTTGATTTTCTGTTACTGCACTAACAGAAACCATATTATCAATGCGAATATCTTTTGCCTTTGCCATTATTGTTTACTCCATTTTTTTCGATGCTTTGCAACTACAGCATCAGTCTTTGCTTGTTTAATAGTTTTCTTACCATACCTATCTGCGAGTGGACTGTTGGGATGTGCCTCTGCGGCTTTGGCGAATACTTCATCTAAACCACCACCTGGCTTTACACCACCACTACCCAATCCACCAACAATTGCTGGTGCAGTAATAACTCTTTCTAAACTAGGATTATCTTCTTTGAACTTATCTAGTTCTTTCCAACTCATGTGATGAGTTTCAATTTCACCAGTGTTCACATTCCTAAAATCATAATTTGGCATATACTATTTTTCTTCCATAATACGTTTGCGATGTTCTTCCCACTTCTCTTCTTCATATGGAGTCAGTGGTTCTATAGAAGTAGCATCTCTTAGTCTATTTAGTACACCATAGTAAGAGCTAGTTAGTTCTTTCAAATCGTGTTTTAGTGCTTCGTTTTCTGCTGTCAAATTTGCAACCTTTGCCCTAAGTTCAGGCAGTTCGTAATCCCATTTGTTCATACCAATTTGGTGCTCCTCTTTTAGTCCATTTTGCCAAATGTTGCTTATACTTTATATAGTAGTTTCGATAAGCCATAACTGAACATTCGTGTTTTACATCATCAGGCATTGCTGGAGTTGGTTGTGTGAATTCCCCTTCTGGAATATTCATAGGAGGCAGTGCAAGTGCCTCATGTAACTTACGATAACTCTCATGTGGTACATCTTTGTTGTAACGATACATAAACTCATCGTTTAGATGTGTCCACAATTCATAGAGGTATTCATAGTTCGCTCTTGATTGTCGAACCCAAATACCACTAGGATGATTTACATGAGAGGCCTTGTATAGAACTTGTTCAAGATTAGAATTCAGTTTCCATCGTTTAATCTTGCGTCCATTTGCAGTCTTACCATAATACTCTTCACCATCCAACACACGATGTGCAGTAGACATAAGTTGAGCATATTCAATAATCATTTTACTTGCATGACTATCAACGTGCATCTTTGCACACTCATCGACATAGTTACTCAAATAAAATATGTTCATCGTTCCCACCTATAAAAGATATGATCTTCAATTTCGATAGTTTTAGTTTTCGTCTTTGCCCAGGCGGGTTCTACATAATCTGCATGATAATGTGTTGCACCATCTGTTACATCCAATAGTGTTATTGTACCATCAACTAGTCCAGATGTAAAGAGAAAAATATCATCAAATGTTTCCATATCATTAATACGATCTGATTTACCATCACAATACCAACTGAACTGGCATCTGTGTTTAATAGGAATCATAACCGTCTGATCCTTCCAACTTGGCCTTGATGGGCCTTCTTTGACAACCTCACAAACTGTATTAGGAAAACGTGGATCTGATACACGATTAAGTGTTACAGACATGACTGCCATCTGTCCAACTTTGGGTTGATTTCGTGCCTCGTGATATACATTCTCTGCGAGACAGTATGCCTCATCAGCCAGAAAGGAATTAACAGAACTATCTGTCACTCCCTGTACTGGTGATGTTGCAACTATTAACGAAAAAATCAGTTCATTCAACATTATTGTGTAAGTACCTTCATGTTGTTTTCTGATTCGATGGCATCACTTTCTTTCTGTTCTGTAACAGAATTATCAAGTTCTTCCCATGCTTTGGTAGAGCGTATCTTCGACAAGAGCATTCTATCCTTACGCAGGCGATTCAAGATAATCTTGTTTGCCTCTTTATCAGAATACTCCAGCAAAACATAAGCACGATATTTAGGGCCATTAGAAACAATCTCTGTTTCTGACACCTTATATCCAGCAACATCAACATCTGCAATGATGTTCTTTGTTGCCCGTTCTACTTCTGATAGAACTGAACTACCAATTTCCTCATTACCAATCTTTGCAACGAAAGATTTGGTCTGAGAACGAACACGACCATTAATTCGGTCAGCAAGTGTAGTCTTTGCATTCAATACTGCAAGATCAATAGACAACTGTAAATCTGCTGTTGCCGCTGTTCCTGTAGAATAGATTGCAGTTTCGCTCTCTGGCATCTTCTTGAACCAATCAGGCATAACCTCAATCTGTTCATTCACTACCTTAGATTTGTAGACATATGTACTCGTATCTACAATAGAGTTTGGTGGAACTGTCATTGCAGTCTCCACTACCTTATTGGAACTACAAGCACCAAGCATTGCAACAGCTCCAAGTAACATGACTTTTTTCATAATTAAACCCCTTCCAGTAAGTCTACTAAGTCATCACGAATGCCAGACTCTACAAATATATCAGAGAGTACTGACCCTATCTGTGGGTAATATGTTATCAAAACAATACCCAACACAATTCCAATTATAATTTTACCCATTAGTAACAGTCCGTTCCACCAGTTCTCCAATTTGAGTAGCACTTACCTGGCTCTTTGTATCCGTTAAATCCAATCGTAAATCCTCCGATTGAAATTGTATTTCCATTTGGTATATACTGTACCACACTATTGGGTGTGCTGTCAACAACTTCTGAAGAAATAATTCTTTCAGTTACTACTGGTTCTCCAGTAATTATTACTGGACTCTCAGTAATGTTTACTTCTGGTTGTGGAGCAGCAACGTGTACTGGCATCTCATCTTTAGTCGAACAATTCATATTTGTCTTTGCAGTTAGAACCTCTGGTGACACTTCTGAAATAATAGACTTCTTAGCATTTACTGTGGCGTTATCACAAGCATCGTTCTCAGTCATATCAGGCCCAAAGATGTAATC